AACCTTTGCATACACACCCTTGTATGCAGCAGTTGTCTCTGCGAACGTAGCGTCAGAAAGGTCTACCTTACTGTCGGCAACAGTAAGCTCTGACTCGGAAGCAATGGTGTCTACTACCAGAGAGCTGGGAGCAATCATCAAATACTGTCCTACCTCGGGAGCGTCACTGAAGCCGTCGCCGTTAATTTTGATGGTCGTTGCGTTGGATGCAGCGTCAGCGTTAACCTCGAAAGAACGGAAGATAAGACAACCCTCCGCAGGGGTGTACTGAACCAGCTGTGCAGCCCACAAGTGACCAAAGCCTTTGTTCGGATTCAGGATAGTACCGCCGAGCATTACGTTCTTGCGGTTCTCACCGTTGCTGTCCTTCACCCAAACCGAACGACCGCCGCGAACCTTGCGCGAACGCTCGTAGAAATAAGCTAAGTTTGTAATCTGTGACATAATAATAAAAATTAGTTGGTTAGACTTTCACTTTCTTTAGTCCAGCCATTACAGCCTCGTCGTTTTTGCGAACCTGCTGCGGAGCAAGTGGTTTAATGTCGCCGATACTATCCTTGAAGATTTCTTGGAATCGTGTCACGAGGGCATCAGCCTGCTCCTTGTCGGCCTTCTCAAGGTCTACGCTAGTGCCGTTTGCAAATGTCTCGAAAGACTTGTGTAGGTCTTGGCGTATACCCTTCTTGGCAATTTCCATGATACTGGCGAATTTGGTCTTCTTCACCTCTTCGTTCTTGTACCGTTTAAGCTCATCGAGTTGGTCTTGCAGCTCCTTGGGGATTACAGGTTCAACTACGGGCTTCTTACCAAGTTTCTTGTTCAGCTCTGCAATCTGGTTCTTGTACTCCGTCTCCTTTGTTTCAAAAGAGGTCTTGAGTGCAGAGTTGACATCTACAGACGCGCTGAATGCGGTATCGAGGTTGAAGTGCAGGTCTGCAATCATCTCGTCCTCTTCAACATCCTTGCCTTCGTACTTTTTGACAAAGAAATTGGAAAACTTTTCCTTAAATCCGTCTGTTAGGTTTTCGGAACCATACTTTCGTTCCGCGCAATAGGTGTTCATACTTTCCAACACCGTTTCTTTTGTTACTTCCATAGTTACTTACTATTTTAAATAAAACAAATGTTTGCACAAAAATAGGAAGAAAAGAAAGGCGTAAAAATAAAATCATTGAAAAGTTTTTACAAAAACATTAAATTTACACGAACTTAACTAAAAGTGATTTCCGAACACACTGAAACTATGCGTATCTTTGCAAAAAGAAAAAATTATTTCATGGCAAAGAAGAGAAACGACATAGTGCTTGCTCCGCTGGAAGATGGCAATCAGAAATATGCCATCCGTTCCAACGCTGACTTTGTGGTTCTTGCAGGCCCGACTGGTTCTGGTAAGAGCTATGCACTTTACTATGCTCCGATTGAGTATCTTGCCATGAATGACAATGCCAAGATGGTCTGCTTTATGCGTAATGTGAGTGACTTCTGGGGTGCTGGTAAGGTCAACGACACATTAAAGCAGATGTACCCATTGGTAGACCGCTCTGTTAAAAAGCAACCCCATGACCCGATAGGAGAGATTATTCGTCGTCAGGAAGACATGGGTCTGAAGCTGTACAACGGAAGCGAATTGAAGTTCCAGCAGCTCGACAACGAGAACCCCATTGTGATTGACAAGATTGCAAAAGGCTTGCAGGCGAAGAAACTCATATTTGACGAGGCGAATAAGTTTATGTGGCGAACCATTACGACATTTATGCCACGTCTTCGCTCGGATAGCGCAGGCAAGGCGCAGATATTCCTCGCACAGAATCCAGAGCGCGAATGCTTCATGAGGAAGATTTGCGGAAAGGGAGAACATGGCGGCGGATGGATTAATGACAATGGAAGCGTAGATAAATCTATGGACGGCGTTGTAATGTTCTTCTATATGCACGAGGGCGATATGGACAAGATGTATTGGGGAAGAACTAAGAAAGAGGTGTACGAAAAAGCAAAGGAGTATATCGACATACGAATGAAAGACGACCCCGACATGACATACGAGGACTTTATTCTATCAATGGTGTTTTTTACGTTTGACATACGAGACAACAAGAAGATGCTTGCAAAGAATAAGTCCTATCGTGGTATGACGGCAAACTCTGCAACGGCTGCATCTTCTTATGCAAACAACTGGAACTACTCTATCACAGACGAGGAACAAGAGGTTGAAGACTTGTCAAACGTGGAGCTGTCGACAATAGATGTAGAGCGAATGTTCAGACCTGTTGCTATACCAAGCGACAGCGTACTTGAGAAGCGGTTTATGACAATGGATATGGCCACAACGGGCTTCGACAACCTCATCCTAAAATACTGGGAAAAATGGACTAAGGTCGGATTCATCTGTAAAGATATAAAATTCTCCATCCTGAATAGCAACAGGGACGCTGTCATCATGGCCATCAAATTCCGCGACAAGCACCACCTACAGGAAAGTGAGATGATGATAGACGTACAGGGTTTCGGATACCTGCGTGAGTGCTTCCCGAACTCAAAACAGTTCAGCGGTGCTGAACAGGCGTCAAACAGAGGGAAGGCGCAGTTTAAGACGCGCAAGGACGAGGCTGGACACATCACCATGCAGATGGTTAAGGCTGGGCTGATACATTATGCGCCAGAACTGGCACAGATGCACTACTACCACCAGAACATGAAGAGGACTGGAGGTACGACGATACTCAAGCACATGCTATTTGAAAGCCGCATATTCCAATTCTTCAAGACTCCGAATGGGCGCATTGCCATGATGAGCAAAGAGGCTATGAAACCGCTATTGAAAGGCATGTCTCCAGATTTGTTTGACAACTGCATACTTATGTGTGGCAGCATGATTTACGACTGTCACAGAATGTTGCGCGACGACGCTGGTATTATGCGTAAGACTCTTGAGGCAAGCGACATGCTTTCTTTGCTTGGCGTAAATAGCAGTGGAGAAGACGTTGATGACCGCATTGAACGCAGGAAGATAACCGTTAACAGTGACTGGATTCTACAAACTTTAAGTACTATATAAGATGAAAAGAGAAAGAGACATAAACTGGTACTTGTCAGACCCGTCGAGGCTGATGCAGATGAAGCCTTTTACAAGGGGTGGTTCTGGTATTCTCCACGGCTACGAGAAGAGCAAGACTGGCGTGCTGAACAACACGACACTTGAGACTGGCTTTGCGAATTTGGAGTTAAGGCCGATTTCGCAGGACGTGTATATCACAGAATACCGACCAGACCTGCATCACATCATACTCAACAAGACGATACCGCACATAAAGGTGGTTGTTGACGGATGTGAGCTTCCGTCGAACATGATGGAGATAACACAGACAGCATCGTTCCAGAAGCTGATACACTCTGCTCATGTACGCAACCTTACAGCAAATCCGCTGGACTTCAGCCTGTTCAATCCCAAGCCAGACGACACGGAGAGAAAGGTGTTTGAGGAAATCAAGCAGGAATGGATGTGGAGAAATTGCGAATGGAATAAATACATGGCCATCAACACCTGCAAGCAGCTGGGAAACTGCGGCGTCCTGTTTGCTTACGACAAGGAACTCGGCAAATATACCATAACAAACTTCTCGTATGAAGACGGCTACCAGATGACGCCGAACTACGACGAATACGGTAACGAGGTTGCTCGCTCGCTGTTCTATCAGGTCGACGGGAAGATTGTCATTGACACCTTTGACAACAAGAAGCATTACCGCAGCATACAGTCTGGAAACGGATGGACAACAACAATAGATGTGCATGGGTTCTCCAGAAATCCTTTCCTTATCAAGAGAGGGAAAGTGGCATGGGAGTATGCGGAAAGTTCTATCGAAATGTGGGAGCTGATGGCAAACATCGCAGCGATAGCGCTGAAACGCTTCGGGACATTTGCCCTTGCATTCTGGGGCGAGATGGACAAAGGAAGTCTTAAACGAGACTCAAGTACGCTGATAGTCAACCTTTCAAGTGACAATATTAACGGGAAACAGGATGTTAAGGTATTGGAATTTCCAGAGCCGCAGACAATGGACGGCTATCTCAAGACACTGGAAGAAAAGATTTCTCTGTTCTCTTCCACGTCGTTTATTACACCAAAAGACATAACGGCAACGAACAGCGGTGGAAACGGCATAGCACTTGCCATGTCAAACGACTACTCTCTCGCCGTGCAGTCTGCTATGGATTGGCAGTGCTTTGTTAACGACATGGTGTACCTGCATCAGGAGGGTCTTGACATTGAGCAGAACGGCGCGTCAAAGTATTCCAAGGTGCGCATCGGAGCCAGAATCAATCCGTGGTCACTGGAGACGACAAACACGAAGCTTGTCAACCTAGGCATGGAAGCACCATACCTGTCAACGCAGACCGTCCTTGAGAGATGCCCAGACGCTGCTCCTGACGAGGTAGAGCGCGTCATCAAGGAGAGAGGCAGCCTGACGTCAAGAAACGACAAGTCGGCTGATAAGGAAGCTCAGACGGCAGCAAATGTGGCAGAGAACAGAAACGACGTAATAGTAGATAACAAACCAACAAACCAAAACGTATAAGCAATGGAAATTTACAATATTATAAATACGGTAATAACTGTAGTCCTTGGAGGTGGCTGGTTCATCTACTACAAGGCAAACAAGAAGAAAGCCAACGGGGAGGCCACTGCTGCCGAAGCTAACGGATGGGAGGCTCAGCAGCATGTCTATCAGCACACTATCGAGGACTTGGAGAAATCCTGCAACTTCATACGTCAGGACAGAGACCTTCTTCGCAAGGAGAACGAGGAACTCCGCAAGGAGAACCGCGAACTACGCAAGGAGGTTGGAGACTTGAAGACGCAGCTTGATGATATGAAGCGCGATGTGGCCAGAATGGGACGCCGCATCGAGGCTCTTGTAAACAAGGAGAAGAAAAAGAAATAGTTTTGCGTTATGGTTATCACACAAGCACAGCTGCTGAGAGCAGTACCGAACCTATACAAACCGCGTCTTGACGAATTTGTAGCGAGCTTTAATATGTGGGCTGTACACTTTGGCATCAACAGTCCAAAGCGCATTGTTCATTATCTCAGTCAATGTTTTCACGAGTCTGGCAATCTACGTTATGTCGAAGAGATTGCCAGCGGACAGCAGTATGAGGGACGCAAAGACTTAGGTAATACGGAAGTCGGAGACGGGAAGAGATATAAAGGTCGTGGTTTTATCCAGATTACAGGGCGTTCCAACTACACCAGTTTTAAGAACTCCGACTGCTGCACGGAGGATGTGGTAAAGAATCCTGAAAAGGTTGCCCAGTATCCTCTTAACCAAGTGGCCTCTATGTGGTTCTGGCAGAAGAACGGCCTGAACGAGATGGCAGACCGTGACGATGGAGGAACTTCTGGCGAGGATGTATGTAAAAACATTTCCAAGCGCGTCAATGGCGGATACAATGGATTGTCAGACCGCTTGTACCTGTATAGACGGTTTAAGAAGGAGTTCTTATGAGAAACATTTCAGTTATCGGTAAGTATGTATGGCTACTTCTTTTCCTTGTAGCTGGTTTCCTAATCTGCAAGTGTACGTCACGATGCTGTAGCGGTGGCAGTAACGACACCCTCAGAGTAGATAGCATCGTTAAGCATGATACTATCTATATAGAGAAGCACGACACCCTGCCACAGGAGAAAGGAGAGAAGGTAATAAAGTATGTAAAGATACCATACTATATCAACGATACCGTATACGCCAAAGACTCCATACAGATGCAAATCGTACAGAAGACGTTCTCTGACGATTCCACCTATACGGCTTATGTCTGTGGTATCAAGTACGAGAATCTGCCGAAGCTGGACTCTATTACTATCAGACAACGTGATATTATCAACACGGTAGTGAAGACTATTACCGTACAGAAGAAACGCAGTCGATGGAGCGTAGGCTTACAGGGTGGCTATGGATATGGATTAGGATACAAAGGTTTTGAGCCTTATGTGGGATTTGGTGTTGAATATACACTACCGCAATAGATAAAAATAGTTAAAATACAAAGAATTTAACTATGTGACAATTGTTGTTTATGCAATTATTACTACATTTGCAATTATAAAGTTTGAACGATGGATACGACAGGTAAAAACATAGTCTTTGAGATATATAGTCAGGATGGAACACCGTTCCATAATCTTGTGTTGCACAAGTCTACGACAGACAGTGTTGTTATGTCGCTTGGAGACAAGATAACTGGCGATGTATATTACCCGAACAACGGTCTTGTTGTTACCATGCAGGAGTATATAGTATACGAGGGCGTACACTATGTGCTTGTAAATCCTCCTACGATAGTCAAGGAGGGTATGGTCTCAGAGAACTCGCAGCTGAACGGAATGACGAAATACTCGTTTGTGTTCTATCATCCAATGTATCAGCTTGGGAATATCCCGTTCAACGACGTTGCTGTTACATCAGACCAGAGGAAATACCTGTCGGAAAACAACACATTCTCATGGATTGGATACCCAGACGACCTTATCGCGAAGCTGAACAAGAACCTTAGCGGCACTGAATGGATTGTCGAGAAGAGTTCAAGATTCCCAGTCGAAGAAAGCGAGAAACTTAGCGAGGTTATCCCATTCGACAATGCTATGATTTCTGACGTGCTGAAGACTTTTCATGACACATGGAATGTCCCATACATTGTCGACAAGGTTGCCTCAAGCGAGGCGTCGTATGCCAGTGGAAAGAGATTTAAGATTGTCTTTGGTCTTCCTGCAAACGAGATATATGAAGATGCTCAGCACGAGCAGCTCAACGAGCCATTCGTCTTCCAGTATGGTCAGGGCGTAGGACTCAAGAATAATTCGCGCACTCCTCGCAACAACAAGATTATAACAAGAATTGCTGGCTATGGAAGCGAGAGAAACATCCCATACGGATACCCTCAAGTACCTTGGTACGGAAACCAGAGCTGGGACTATACGATAAATAACGACAGCACAAATCCGAACAGCTATCCAATATATAAGGGCATCTATGGCGGAAAGTATGTCAAGCTTATCAAACATCCTTTCACCAGAAAAACGCTGATGCCGTCAGTGTACTATCAGACACTGTTCAATAAGATAAGCCCTTATCTAGAAAGAGAGATTCTTCCAATTGAAAATACCTACGACGGGTTTATAGAAAGCATCGACAATGCCATACCAAAGGCCGCTAGCGAGAACGAGGCAAACGGACTCCGTGCGCTGAAGAGTACCATGCAAAGTATGTCTTCTTCTGGCGTGGCAGAGACTGTTCCATTTGGAAACATAGAGACGAACGGGTATGCTGGCTCTGTCACGCTCGCATATCGACAAAACGGAGATAAGGTATACAACGGAATATTAACCGTTGCAGTAAACAACGGCGCTCTATCCAACCGTTTTGAAGACATTATTGAAGAGGTTTCGTTTATCACAAACCCGAATTACGACCCGAGTATCAATCTTGTAGACTATTACGATGCTGTTGGCGAGGACTACCCGAATAACATCAATCCGAGCGCACCGAGCTATGAGCGTCACGAGTTTGAGGATGTCTACCCGAGACTTGGTGACGAGGAAATATCTGGTGTGCAGCCTGACTACGAAGACAAGATTGACTATATCCAATTCAGTGAGATAGAAAGCGTATTCCAGAGATACTATCCGAAGGCCAGAAACAACATCGAACTCAGTCTGCTTCAAGACGGATACGAGGACATCAACTCTGGTTATGTATATATGGAAAAAGAGACGGAATTTACAGACTCGGATGGGAACGGTGGAAAACTCACCGTGAAAGCCGACGACCTGTTCCTGTATATCAAATACGAGGCATACGGTGTCTTTGCCTTCTCTTTCTCGATAAAGAGCCTTAAAGAAGGAGCTGTCATACCACCTGCTGACTGGGACGATACGATGGACGACAACGGAGAGTACAAGCAGAGCTATTTCCGCATTACTCTTCCTGTTTTGTCTTTTGACCTGTATGCATGCGCAAGTATAACGGAGCAGATGGACATCAATATGCGCAGTGGTGCGTGTATCGGATGTACGTTCTCTATTCAGGTTGACTGGGACGACTACAAGAAGAACTTCTATGATGCAGACGGCAACTTCATGCCTGACGGTGCTCAGCGAGATGTTGTAAAGTATCCAAAATCCAACGAGGAGAGTATTACTGTCATCGTGCAGAAAGACTTGGATACTTTTGGCACGCTCATGCCAAACGTATATCAGCAGCCGCAAGCTGGTGACAAATTTGTCATTCTTGGAATTTCTTTGCCAATTCAGTACATCAAGGATGCAGAGGACGAGCTTGAGGATTCTGCCAAGGGATACATGCTCGAAAACAACATTCATTACTTCGACTACCCGTTGAAGTTCGACGAGCATTTCTTGGCCACCCATGCGCATGTCCTTCAGAACCTAAAGCCAAACAGCATAGTAAGATTCGACTATGCAGGAGAAGAACTTGAGCTATATGTCAAGCAGCTGTCCGTGAAATACGGAGAAAGCACACTGCCGAAATACGATATAACGCTTACTGATGATGTTGATATTGTTCTTAACCAGATTGGTCAGGCCGTTGACGACATCGGAAAGCTTTCCTCTGTTGTCGGCATGCTAAGACAAGAGGCGGGGACAAACGTATGGGCTGCTCTTTCAAAGAGACTGTCAAAGGCTGACGACGATACGGCTCAAGGGTTCATAAGATTCCTGAAAGGCTTGCAGATTGGCGACAGCTTCAACAGTGGCATGCTTGGAAGTGGCGGTGTGTTCCGCATTGACGCAGACGGTTCTTCGTATCTTGAAGTAGACAAAATGTACGTCAGGATGAAGGCGTACTTCGACAACGTAGAAATCAAGGAATACCAGCATTCAAGCGGCAATCGTATAGTATCAAAGGCTGGCGTTAAGTGTTCTCGTGTAGAGTGGGTGAATGCATCTGGAGAGTATCTTGAACAAACGCCAGAGAACCTTAGCTCTGTTGTTAAGTTCCGTTGTTTCTTCCGTGCAAAAGATGGAGAAGATACTGTTACTAACGACTTTGTAGCCTCTGCAACTGGACAGCAAGACCTTGCGTATTGCAACAAGACCACTATAGACGGCGGCATTAACAGCCACAGCTATTGGCGTGCCGTCATTGAAAAAAATACAGAGCTAACCGTTGACGGAGAGGCATGGATTGACCTTTCTGTGACTGACTGCCGCAGCGGTAGTGATATTCCCGTCGCTGGCGACGACATCATACAGCTTGGCAATAGGACAGACTCTGACCGTCAAGGTGCAATTATCGAGTTTGTCGGCGGAGATGACGCTCCGAGTTACAAGATATATCAGGGAATAAACGGTTACAACTTTACCAATAAGTGCCAGATAGAATTTGGTTATAGCTCTGCTACAGGGCACGCCTACATGAATGTCTATGGCGATGCCTATATTGGCGACAGCAACGGTTCTACATTCGTCAAGTACGAGCAGAATAATCCTACGACCCACGCACCAAAGCTTACAATCAAGGCTGAGATAGATATTCAGAGTACTTTCGGTGGCGAGTCTTTCCAGCAGCGTGTAGAGGAGTATGCTCCTGAATACGATGACAGAGAGATTCGTGCGATGATTGACGGTCTTCAAGAGCAGATAGACGGTGCTATTGACACTTGGTTCTATGACTATCTGCCCGTTGCCAGTGATGCAAGCGGAGCACCTTCTGGAACAACACCTCTTGTCTATACTACCGTCGATGGTCAGAGAGTTCCTTGTCTTCCTTACTATGATTGGTACACAGCAGACCAAGGCGGTTCTATACACGAAACAACTACCGAACGACTCAAGCATCTTGGCGATATATTCTACGACAACAAGACTGGTTATGCTTTTCGCTTCTCAAATACAGGAACGGAGAGAGAGCCTGTATTTGCATGGGTAGAGATTACTGATTCTGCTGTCATCAAGGCTTTGCACGATGCTGCACAGGCACAGGAAACAGCCGACCACAAATCGACCATCTTCCTGAACGACCCAACAGCTCAGACGAACAAATATCCTACAAACTACAAGAAAGGCGATTCTTGGGTGCTTCCTAACGGCAGTGGAGAGGTCAACATCAGCAATACAGCCACTGAGCGCAAGTTCAAGAGAGGCAGCGTCCTTACCACCGATGTGGATATGGCTTCTACAGGCTACAATCCCCTCGATTGGAGTGAGAAGGTTCGCTATACCGATGATGCCAAGTTCGATGGATATATCAACGCCATCCTCAATGGCACTGGTGCAAGTGGTGACGCTGCTGTTGCTGCCGCTGCCGAGAAAGCAATCAAGGATGCTCTCGGTGGTGGTACTGTTGTCGATGGCGGTCTGCTGCTGACCTCGTTGATTGCCATGCGCAAGAAGAATCATGACGATACTTATACGACATGGGCAGGTATCTCTGGACAGTATCAAGGTTCTGAGACAGGTAGCGGTTGGAAGGGTCATGGCATTGCCGCTTGGTATGGAGGCGCTATGGCTGATTGGGAGGTTTACCAACAGACTCATCCGCAGGCAGAAATATCAGACCAGTTCGCTAAGTCTCTGTTCCGTTTTGATGGCTCTGGCTACCTAGCAGGTGGAAATATCACTTGGGATAAGTTGGGACGTGTAGCTATCAAGGACATCACCACACTTATTGGCGGTTCTGATACGAATATTCTTAACGAGCTTACAACCTTTAACAATGCTTTTCACTTCACAACAACAGTAGGAACGACAACTGTTCTTAGTATCGTTCCGCAGGTTGGTTTTGAAAACCTTAATCTCATTGTCAACGGACAAGCAAAGCCAGTAGCCACACAAGAGTGGGTAAACAACAATTACATCAGCATCTCTTTCTTTGAGACGCTGTTCAACGCTCTTAACTTAAACGGACAGAAGATTAATGCCAATACAACTACTGGAATAGCAAGCATCAAGGCTATGTTCGGCTTTTGGACTGACCAATACATCTCTGCCCTCGGACGCAACAGCTCTGGAGGTGGCGGTGGAGGCGGTGGCGGCACGAGCCTCGATGCCGTATGGTCTGCAATGGCAAATGCTACCAACGAGCAGATTAACCTTACTCACCTGACAACAGCCCTAACAAGCTACGCTACTCAGCAGTGGGTTGGCCTGAACTACGTGTCAGAAACGGACTTGCTGACAGCGTTAGGCTATTACCTTCCTTTGACAGGTGGCACGGTAACTGGTAACTTAACGGTAAGCGGTAACGTTAACATTGGCGGTTTGTTGACAGTTGGTGGTAATAGTCTGAGTACTGTCATAGACATAACGGAATACATGGGAGAAGGCGATATTCTTCCT